AAGGAGTTGACACTAAATTAGAATCATTGTCTAATGAAGCGTACACTAAATTACTACAAAGTTTACTAATGAAAGCATATACTAATGTTTCAGCTATGCAGTCTGAACGGGAAGGAAATGCTAAGAGAGATGTAATCTATTTGTTTCAGGAGAAGTTTCAGCCTGAGTCTAGACTATATACTTTAACTGTAATTGTAAAGGCTGCTGAATATGAGGAAGGAGTAGGCATTTCTGAACACAGAGTTAAAGCTAAAAGTAAGATGGGGAGACACTTATTAGATGCTAAAAGAGCATGCCTAGAAGCTTTACTTCTGTCACATATAGATACGTCTCTTATAGTATGGGAACAAACAATGAAAATGCTAGCTGCTAATCCAGATATGCAAAAAGTAGTGAGTAATTTAAATAGTTAAAAAATTAACCAATGTCTCAAGGAGCTAGAATAATAAAACTTCCTACAGATGATAATCGCATCTATAGACAAGTATTGAAAATTCTCAATTTTGGTATGGGATTGACACCAAAAGAGATTGATGTACTTGCAGAATTTGTTAGACTAAATAACGAGTATACAGCTTTGCCTGCTGTACAACGTGCTAAATTTATTTTCTCAACTGATATGAGAAAAGAAGTAATGGAAAAATTAGATATAGATGAAAGTGCCTTGAATAATATTCTAACTAGATTAAGAAAGGAAAAAACCTATTTTGGTAAGCCTATCTTATCTAAAGATAATATTATAGAAGAAGAATTATTATTCTCTCCTTCTGAGACAGGATTTGATATTGCTATTAGTTTATATAAAAGAAATGACTAATTATAATTATTTACAAAAAGCAGCTATAGATAAAGTAGCAAAAGAAAATGGATTAACTAAGAAACAAGTTGAAGACATTTTCAGTAAACTATGTGAATATACTAGAGAACAAATGCAAAGTTTTGAAGAAAATGAAGTAGGAGTTAAAAATCTAGAATCATTTAAAATAATACATATTCAAAATTTTGGTAAATTTATTCCTAATAAAAAAATGATTAAAGCTGTTAATAATAAACTAATAAATAATGAACAACGAAAGAAAACCAAAGAAAGTTGAAATAGAACTGATTTTTAAAATAGGGGATGTTGTAAAACATAAAATAGGAGGAAACAAAGGAATGGTTGTTGGGTGGAGAACTCATCATACAGGAGGAATAGATTACTTGGTAGAACTTTCAGCAGTAGAAAGAGACTGGTACAGTGAAAAAGTACTAGAATTTGCAGACGGGGGTTTAATGGCTAAAATTGGATTAAGAAGAAATTAATGGAAACTACGGAGAAGAATTATTGGATTGAACACCCAGAAATGTTAATTCATGAATGTTTTAACAAACTACATGCAAAAGATAAATCTGTAGGTAAACAAGAGTCCTCATCTATTATGTGGGCTCTTTATTATTATGCACACCCTGAAAGTCCAATGTTTAATGTTCCTGGAAAAAGGGAAGAAATAGCAAAAAAATTACAGAAAACTATAAAAGGATTTTTATGGGAAGATTATGAACAGGAACTAAAAAGATACTCTGAATCTGTATTAAGTGTAGGGGAGCAGGAATTGTATGAATGGTCAGAAATGATTAGTTTACGAAAAAGTGTTATTACGTCTTCTTACATGGCAGAAATGGCTAAAGACCCTGAAGAGAGAGACGTAAAAAAATTAAAGGAATTAGACTCAATGATGGCTAATACTGCTAAGATATTTTCAGACTATGTAAAAATAGTACAGACTCTTAAAGAAGAATCTATAGAAAAAACAACAGGTGACCAATACGAGGATGATGTATGATTGAAAATAATAATTACATATTGGGGGAAGTACCTAATTTCCATCCTATCATACAGAAATATGAAAGAAAGAATTTTTGGAGAACCGAAAAACGTAAATGTGTAGAAGGATATTGGGTAAGTGGAAAGTGGATGCCAGGCCCATTATATTATTATGTAAATTTCCACAATATTCTTTTTGAAGATAATTCCTCTGTATCACAATCTATCGGACTTCCTTGGTTACGTGACATAGATTGGGAGTTATTTCTTTATTATGAAGAATGTAGAGGATTTTCTGGTTTTTCAGAAGATAAAGAATTTACATGTGATAGACGCTATGGCCCTGAATTAGAATTAGCTTTAATGCTAGGACGTATAACTAAAGAAGAAGCAGAAAGCAAAACTTACATACCTGCAAGAGAATATTTACGTAAAATACATCATAAAAGTTTAGGCAAGCCTCTTTACAAAAACGGAGCCAAACATTTTATGTCCATCCAATCTAGGGGTGGGGGTAAATCCTACTCTACTTCAGGTATTTGTAACCATAACTTCCTTTTTGATGGGGCTACAGATTATGACATATATTTAGAAAATAAACGTAAAAATTCTCCTACGGCATCTGATACTATTGTAGGAGCAATTGATACTAAATATACAGGGCCTCTTATAGCTAAGTGTAAAACAGCTATGGAATATTATCCTGGAACGTATGAAATTAGAAAAGGGAAAGAAGTAGAACGTCATATATCTCCCTTAATGGTTAAATACACAGGTTCACTTGCCCCTAACAGAGAATACATTTCAAGTAGTCAATCTGTATTACGTCATAGAACATTTAAAGATAATCCACTTGCAGCTAATGGTACTCGACCTAACTTAGTAGCCCTTGATGAGGTAGGTTTTATGAATAATATAAAAGAAGCTTGGTATGCCATAGAAGCCACACAGCAATCGAAACAAAAGAAAAATTTGGTTATATGGGCTTTAGGGACAGGTGGTTTAGTATCTGGTAAGGCAGCATTATTTGCTGAATCTATATTTCGTAATCCTGAAGAATACGGGTGTATTAGTTTTGACGACCAATTTGAAAACAGAGGAAAGATAGGATACTTTGTACCTTACACTAAAACACTTAATGAATTTAAAGAGGGGCCTAATAAAATTACTAACGAAAAGAAAGCTGCTCTTTACGTACACAATAAACGAGAATCTGTTAAAGGTGGAGATATTAGTAAATACTACGGAGAAATAATCAACGGGCCTATTGTCCCTTCTGAAGCATTTTTAGTTGTAGATGGAGCTTATTTTCCTACGTTACTTTTAAAAGAACAATTAAAACAATTAGAAGGAGGTAAATATTCTAAATATTCAGAGGCTTCTTTTAAAGGTAATTTAATTTTCGATGAAGAAGGTAAAATAGATTTTCTTACTGTACAAGATGCTCGGCCAATTAGAGATTTTCCTTTAGGAAAAAATGATAGAAAAGAAGGAGCTGTAGAAATATGGGTTAAACCTCAAAAAGACCCTTCTTCAGGAATTGTTCCGTTTAATTTACATATAGCAGGTATGGATGTTGTAGATAAAGCTAAATCTACCACAGACTCCCTTCCTTCTATTTTCGTTATGAATCGTATGACTCGTCAAATAGTAGCAGAGTATACAGGACGTACAGAAGACCCTAAAGATTTTTACGAAACATGTAGAAGACTTCTTCTGTATTATAATGCTACTGGTATGTATGAACAAAACTTACCTGGAATGTTTACATACTTTGAACAACATAAATGTTTACATTTATTAGCAGAAACACCGTATCAACTTAGAAATGCTGATACATTCAGAATGGGGACAAATACGTCTAAAGGTATAAACGCTTCTAATAAAGTAAATCAAACTGCTAGACAATTTATAAAATCGTGGCTATTAGAAAAAGTATCAGACCGTACAGATGATAGACTACTTAACAGAATTTATTCAAGTGCATTACTAAGAGAATTAATTTCTTGGAATCCAAGTGGAAACTTTGACCGTGTTTCTGCGTTAGGTATGTTATTATGGCATGATGAAACTATGTACAGAGAAGTAGAAAAAAGAGAAGAAGAAAAGAAATCATTTTTAGAGAACGACTATTTTGCAGATATGGGACTAACAAAAAAAGTTTCTATATTTGCTAAAATAGATAATAATAATTATTATTACAAACATGAGCAGTAACACAATGCAAGGCTTCTTAAATTTTCCTAAGCAGAAAATAGTAGATTCTAAAAAAACTGAAGATTTTTATAAAGACTGTATAGATTTTGCAGAAAATCTTTTATCTACAGATTATGAACTAAGACAATCTTTTCAAAATAAAAATGAAAACTATAATTTACGTTCTAACATTATAGACCGAAAAAATGTAGAAAGAACTCTAAATCCCGATAAATTGGATATGGATACTTTACCTGCTACTTTTCAACATATAGGACTTGGTAATAATAAACTTAATCTTTTAATAGGAGAGTATATTAAACGTAAAAAAGAATGGAGAGCTTTTTTATCTGCTTCGGATAAAGAAGGTTTAAGTAGAAAAGAAAAGACACTTACAAAAGAATTAAAAGCTAAAACTGCTGCCTTAATTCAAAAAACCAATATAACTCCTCAAGAAATGGAGCAGGAGTTAAATGCCTTACAAAAATGGGCTACTTATGATTTTCAAGATATTGCTGAAATTACTGCTAATAAAATCCTAAAGAGAGAAATAAAAGACCAGGATATTGAATTTTTATTTACTAGAAAATTCGAAGATTTACTTATCGCTGGAGAAATGATTGGATATGCAGGAATATTTGGGGGACTTCCTGGAATGTTGCGTATAGACCCTAGAAATTTCTTTACTATAGGGGGACATTCTATGTATATTCATGAATCTGATATAATGGTACATTATGGATACCAATCTACTGGACAAGTACTAGATGATTTTTACGACAAGCTTTCAGAAAAAGATGTTGAATATCTAGAAAGTGGATATGGAGCTACATCATCTACATCATTAGGATTAAATAGAGATATTTCTTTAATGGAAAGATATGGCCCAGATAAAGTAGAAATATTTAATCCTAGTACAACAGGAGCTAGAAATTATGCAGGGGCTTACGATACTCAAGGTAACATAAGAGTAATTAGAGCTTGTTGGAGAGGTAAAAGAAAAATTGGTAAAAGAAAATACTACGATGATTTTGGACAAGAACAGTATGATTATGTTCCTGATACATACAAAGAAGATAAAGATGCAGGAGAAGAAATAAAGTGGATGTGGGTAAATGAATGGCAACAAGCTACTAAAATCGGAGAGAATATTTATGTAGATATGGGCCCTGTTCCTTACGCATCTAAATCCATTGTAAATAAATCTAAAGGTACACCTCCTTTCTTTGGGGTAATTAATGCTACTAATAATAACAAAGTACAATCACTTACAGATATTATTAAGCCCCTAGATTACTCTTATGATATAGCATATTTTAAAAGAGAAATAGAACAAGCTACTCACGTAGGCTCTATTGCTGCTATAAATGCTGCTATGATTCCTTCAGGAATGAATCCTAGAGATTGGATGCATTACGCTAAAGTTAATAAATTTGCTTGGTTAGACCCTACAAACGAAATTCTTAAAGGGCCTTCTCAAGGTAAATCTGCAGGGGCGTTTAATACTCTTACAGCTACTTCAGTAAATATTTCAAATGCAGATAGTATTAGAATGTATACTGACTTAATGTTTGATATAGAAGATAAAATTGGAAAACTTTCTGGTGTACACGGTGGTCGTGAAGGGCAAATACAATCAAGTGAAGCAGTTAATAATGTTGAAAGAGAGGTAACACAAACTTCCCATATTACAGAAAAATGGTTTGCTCTAGAACGTCAATACCGTAAACTAGGGCTAACTAAATTTCTAGAATGCTGTAAGTACGCTTATAAAAAGAATCCTAAAAGAGGACAATATATACTTGATGATATGAGTATGGCAATGGTAAGTCATTTTGACGAATTTGTTAATTCAGAGATGGATATACACATCGCTAATTCTTCTAATGATACAAGATTATTTGATAGATTAGAACAGTTATCTCAAGCAGCTATTCAAAATGGAAATGCTACTATTGCAGATTTAATTAGTATTATGCAATCTGAATCTATACAAGATACTGCTAGAAAATTACAGGATTCTGCAAAAAGATTATCTGAAGAGCAAAAACAATTACAACAAGCTGCTCTAGAATCTAACGAAAAAATTAAAGCTCAAGATGCAGAACTCAAAGCTGCACAACAAGCCTTTGAAAAATATAAAGCAGATTTAGAAGCTCAAGTTAAAAGAGAAAAGATAGCTTCTGATGAGCGTATTGCTATGGTAAAAGGAGACAACGTTATGGGAGGTAAATTAATAGATTCAGATAGAAATGGAATAGCAGACGAATTAGATTTAGAAAGAACTAAAATTCAAGCTAAAAAGAATGATGAAGATATTGCTTTAAAAGAAAAACAATTGCAAGAAACAATCAGACATAATAAAGAAACAGAGAAAATTTCTAAGCAGAAAAAAGCAAGCTCTGGTAAATAAAAGCGATATAAGAGCTTAAATTTTTTTTTATAAAGTATGTAAATTTTTTTAATATTGAACCGTTAAACATTAACAAATGGCAGAAGAGAACAATGATAATATGGACTTTATAATAAGTAGTCCTAATGAAGGTGAGGCAGGAGGAAGAGCTCCTGTAGCATCAACAGAAGAAGAAAATAACGAAACAGGGAGTCCTGTAGAGGAAGATTCCCCCTCTACAACTTATACTCCTGATAACGATTTTGAGGGTATCTCTATTATGACTCCAGAGGAGATTCAAAAAGAGGCCTCAGCAGGTACATCTACTGAAACAGATGAAGCGTTCATTGAAGACCCAGAAAAAAGTAAACCTAAGCAAGAAACTAAAATTTCTGAAGAAAAACAAAAAGAAATTTTAAGATATATTGCTAACCAATTAAGTGAGAATGGAATTTTAGGAGAACTTCCTGAAGATTTTGATGGTTCACTAGAAAGCTTACAAAATCAATTAGAAACTAATATTGAAGGAAAAGCTGAAGAAAAAGTTAGTAAGTATATAGATAATTTTTCAGGAGCTAAAAAAACATTTTTAGAAATAGAAGACGCTTTTGAAGACGAAAGATTAGCTATGACTGTAGCTCAAGATTTAGAGTTTTTTAAAACTGTAACAGATGAGCAACTAGAACATGAAGAAGTACAAAAAGCATTGTATGCTAAGTCTCTGCAAGCTAGAGGATTTTCTAACGATAAGATAGGAGAAATGATAGACGATGCTATTACTTTAGGTAAACTTGGAGTTAAAGCTAGAGAAGTTTTACCTTCACTTACAGCAGGTGCTCAAAAGTATGTCGAAGACAGTAGAGCTGCTAAATTAGCTAAAA